GACCGCACGAATATAATGGTGGGTTACCGCCAAACGAATCAGAAAACCGATACTGGAAAAACTCTAACGCGGTGGCCAGTTTTTGTTGACCACTTCAGCCTCCAGTTGCTCACTGGTCTGATTGTACTGCTGCTGAGTGATTTTTTTGGCGGCCAGTGCAGTTTGCAGATCTTTAACATCCTGCTGGTAAGACGCATTCTCTCTGGCTTCAGGGAGCAGTTTTTCTGCCGCAGCCTGGGCTTTGAGGGCATTAGCCGTATCCCATATTTCTCCACGGTATTTACCGGCAAGGGCAATTTGCTCTTGGGTGGCTCCCTTACCTAGTGATTGCTGAGCCTGTAATACTGCCTGCTCCCGGCTTAACTCCTGCGTTGAGCCAGCAGCGAGTTCTGATTGCTGCTTCAAGTTGGCTAGTTTTTGGGCTACTGATTCCTGCTGGTTAGCAAGTTTCTTAGCCTCAGATTCCGCTTCCTTGGTGGCCTTTTTGTTATTTTGCTGCGCTTGTTGAGCATCGAATTCAGCTGCTGCTCTGTCACGAGCAAGGTTAACATCCGCCTCTGATCCACCAAGTTTCCTAATGTCCTGCTCAGCCCTTAATTGCGCTCGCTTCCTGTCATTAAGCTCGCTCTGAAGTGTTACCTGATCCTGTAGCTTATCCAGATACTCCTGAACATCTTTCGGGCGTTCAACCATGAGGATGCTGGAGTTGAATTTATCTTTTGCCTTGGCCGCAAAATTAATCATATCTCCCAACTTGCTCATCATGCCGGCAGCAATTCCCGCTTCCTGCCCATCCCTGCGCAGCAAATCGATACCTTGCTTCATCGTTCCGTTTAGCGTAGCGCGACCAATGTTAATAGCGTTTTGGGTCTGGCTTAGCCTGTTCTGAGCTTTCTCTAACTCAAGAGTTGCTATGGCAAGGTTATCTTGTGCGCCACCAAGCGCCTCGGCAGCCTGCCGCCCTCTCGTTGTATTCGTACCCCAGTTTGCAATTTCTCTTTGCTGGCGCTGGACCGCAGATGTCGCGTCATTGAATTCCTTTTGTGCGTCAGATACCGCGTCACTCAATTCAGGAAGACTCTGACTCAATTTCCCTATCGTCGCCGCCAACTCTGTATGCGACATCGTTTGGAATTTGGAACTCAGTTCGTTAACGCTATCGGCAAGAGCATTAGCATCATTCCTCGCTTCTTTTGCACGCTGAGAGAAGTAGAGAATTGCACTTGCAGCAAGCATCGCCGCACCTGCAGGACCACCAATTAACCCAAGTGCTCTGGTAGCCAGGCTTGCGCCAGATGAGAGAGCCATTTGAGCAGCCCTGTTTGCCGCCAGTGCTCGATTATAATTATCAACCGCACCGGCAGCCGCAACCCTGGCAACGGACAAGCGCTGTTCAGCTGCCGCAGCGTTGGTTTCGCTGATAGCAGTAAGGCGCATCATTTCTGCGAGCCTTATCTCATCTAAGGCCCGTTGTTTTGCGACCGCTGCAGCCCTGAGGTCTGCCGCTGCTTTATTCGCGGAAGCCTGAGCTGCTAATGATTCTTCTGCTGAAAGCGTGCGTGATGCGGCAGCTGCTTTGATTTTAGCCGCAGTAGCCATAGTTAAGGCGCCGACATAGCGACTCCCAAGAATAGCCGCGACGCCTGTCAGCAAAGCGCTCAGGCCGCCGATATTTTCACTGATAGTAACGACCGCATCACTGAAAATTGCCGCACCGGTTTTTACGGTAGAGTTTTCGCCGAAAAACTTAGTGATGTTATTGCCCGCAACCTGAAGAGCCTGGCTGATAGTCGTAGTGGTGTTGGCAAATTCAGCACCGATTACACTACCCTGGGAAAGCAGACCGTTAACCACAACATCTGTCGTTAGCTTGCCCTGTGCCGCCATGTTGCGCATCTGGCCGATGCTGACCCCCATAGAGTCAGCAAGGGCTACGATAAGGCGATTACCCTGCTCGTTAACAGAGTTGAATTCTTCGCCACGTAACGCGCCTGAAGCCAGTCCCTGCGAGAGCTGGATAATGGCATTTTCAGCTTCTTGCGCTGTTGCACCTGAGACGACAAATCCCTGGTTGATAATTGTGGTTAGCTTGGAAAGGTCGTCCGCACTTGTGCCGTACTGCCTTGTCGCTCTTTCCAGTCTCGCATACAGCGACGCTGTGGCATCTAAACTTCCTCTCGTTTGCTGTGTAATGTTGAATACGCGCTCTGTCACATCAGCCAGTTGCTCATTAGGCCGCAGTGAGTTAGCCAGCTTGTTATTTACAGTTGCCCATGCGTCAGCATATTCAGCCACCTGCTGGACAGAAAGAGCTGCGGTAAGTGCAACCGCAACACGTGACAAGCTCGACATCGAACGCTCTGTGGTATCAATGGAGCGTGATGTTTTATCAAATCCCCGTTCCATCAGATCAAGGCGCTGGTTAACGCGCTGCTGAGCGGTAAGTAGCCCGCGCACATCCATTTCAATGTCGTAATAAATACCGCCAGCGTTCTCAGCCATTTCCTTTTCTCCGGGCAATAAAAAACCCCGCCGAAGCGAGGTTTTGGGGTTGAGTTTTGTTATATTAGCCCAGCTTTTCTTCGGGCCTCTTCGAGATACTCATCATCTGTTTTTTCGGGACCGAGGTCTAAAGGCTGCTGCCTTTGCCACTCTTTTTATTTGCCGCTAAGTGCATAAATGATTTTGTCGAAGTTTTTCTGATGCCTGTGTGCACCTGTCACGTTAACGCCTAACTTCAGGGCGGAGTCTATACCGACGACGCATGAGTTTTCGCCGTCGGAATTCACCACAATAGACACATTTTCACCCCATGAGAAAAGTGAAATTCCAGCACTTACGGAAACTCGGCGAAGTGTGTCATCCTTCTGTTTAATCGTCATCCCGACTTCTGGAATAGCCTCTAAAAGTTTTTCAAAGGCAACGTCAGCCGGAAATGGAAAAATTTGCTGCGTAGATTGACTGGCAAAGCTCATATCCCTATCCCCATCAGTAAATGATGCGGCAATCGTAGCAGAGGGGGAGCGATACGACAAAGCAACCTGTTCGCTTATCAGGATGTTCAGCGGTACGATAGCAAGGTAATCTTGAAGCAGGCATCAACCAAGGAATCATCATGGATAAGTTTGACCGCACCATCCAGCGAGAGCTACTCCAACGCCTCTGCGACATTTACCCAGAATCTGCCGATAGTAGATTCTCAAAGGAGTTTTCAGAAAAATTTGGAGGCATTAATATTTTTACTGCCAACTTACTTTATCTTGCTGGTCACGGACTCATTGAGATAAGACTTAGCAATGAAATGGGTCGACGACTTCCATCTGTAATGGACTCTTTCACGAAAATCACCAGCAAAGGCATAGATTTCATTCGCGATGACGGCGGTTTGGGCGCAATTCTGAACGTACAAACCATTAAGTTTCACCGGGATGCGGTGATCGTCCTCGAAGACCTGATCGCCATTTCAAACATGAACGACGAACAGAAGGAAAAAGCCAAGTCGACTCTCGGCGACATGTCGACGGAAGCCATTAAAACCGTTGTGCAAGCCGTGACGACCGCCGGGTTATCAAAGCTGCTCGGGCAATGAAATTGTACCAAATAGCAAAAACCCGCTAAACGGCGGGTTTAGTATATTGCTTTAGGTCAGCGGAATTGAGCCGCTTACTGTATTGACTACAAGCCCCATCATTGCTGCTGATGCTGCGTCAAAAAATGATAAAACCCAAACTGAAGTATTTTTTCTCATAAGCTTCTCCTTTTCCTCATTACTAACCGTTGCTAGACAATTCTTTGTAACAAAAAATATGAATAGAACCACGAGGACGAGTAGCCAAAATAGCTGCGCACTTAAAACTCCACCGAGCCCCAGTATCGCTGGCCTAAAGCTAGGGTTAATATAACCAACGATGCCATGAATATCAACCTTTAGAAGCGTTTTCACGAGGAGATGTTAACGCAGACAATCATCATTTGGTATCGTTGGCAACCATTCTGTTGGTGGGCAGGTGTACGCCAAAACCACCTGATCGTTTATCAGGATGTTCGGCTGTGAGCTTCCAGGGTAGGTTAATACTTCTTCTGTGTGCATCGAATGCACCTTAAGAGCGAAGCATTCGATATTCTCAAATCGAACCATAGGAAGGGAAAATGAGCGTTCAACCACCAAAGCAAGGCACCAATCAACCACCACAGCAGCAGACCACACAATCCCCACAGGAAGGTAAACCCACAACCGACTTCTCGTTAGGTCGTCGATTTGTTGGAAATTCTGCTGACAAGGTCAGAAAAAAAGATAGCCCACAGTAGAAATAGCTAATGCACAAACCGGAGTGAGGATTGTTGCGATCCTCGCTCTATCCAGCCTTGTTCTGATACGCTCATTTATCTCACACAACTCTTCAGCCGTATCATGGAGATTAGCCAGTCTTATTCGCCGGATAACTGAAATTGGTGTCCTCTCAGCCCTAAATCCCTTCTGCGCCAGTTCCTCGTAATGCGCTGGCTCCAATGACTTGTAAAGTTCAGTGTAAAGGTCTGCTGGAGCTGAGTTAAGGAGCGCGCGCACCTGCACAGACAGCACGCCTGAAACCAGGTAAATTGCACATGCCGCCCAGTACAACATGAAAATCCCGATGCCTAACGTCATAAAACGAGGCTGGTTATTTTGCGTCAACAATAAAAACGAAGACCCGACGCCGACTATGAGGATGCCGAGCAGTTTATAACCGTTCTCTTTGTTTATTGCATTTGATTGCTCAATTTCTTTTATGTGAAGTGGTCAACAAAAACTGGCCACCGCGTTAGAGTTTTTCCAGTATCGGTTTTCTGATTCGTTTGGCGGTAACCCACCATTATATTCGTGCGGT